ATGCTCAAATGTGTAGTATCTGTAATACTTGGCGTGAAGCTTTGGAACCCTACGAACTTCCTCGCTCAATTGAGCGATGTTGATATCGCAGTCGTTCTCCCACTCTAGATGGATCTCATCGATGTTCATACTATATCCTCATACTATGAAAATTATATTATACATCAAGTCAGACTGATTGTAAACCTTTTATGCCTAAAAGTTACTGTTGCCTCTGCATAGACTACGTCAACGTTTCTAACATCGAAAACAATTTCAGAGAGATTTGTTGGGAAGATGTCTTCAAATTGTACTGTTACGTTTGGATTACTTGTACTATTTAAGATCGTTAAAGTGGCGTCTGAGTATATCCCAGAGGTATCACCTTGTCGTCTGTTGACGAGATTAGCATGCTCTGTGAAGTTGTCTGGGAATGCAATACCAATCATCCAGTTGTAGATCTCTCTGTAGTTAGACATATCCTCGTCAACTCGGAACGTAAGACTAAACTCACCGAACTCAAGATGATCAGCTGACAGATATAACCTAGAGAATGGTGTGGCCATCTCTGTTGGGTTTAAGCTAATGGAAGGAATAGTGGCAGACTGAATATAGTACTCTATATTCGGTGTCCTTTTCAGAGAGAATCTGAACCCAATAGGTGAGAGAAAGTTGGATGCCATGGTAATGCCCTATAGTTGTCTATAGACTATTTATATAAAAAAAGGGAGCGCCGAAGCGCTCCCTTAAAAGTTCGGTGGTTTAAACCCACTCTTCTTTTTATATTACATGATGTTTGTAACGAGCATCCGACGATAGTAACGGTTTTGATCGTTAGCACCGACTGTACCGTCATATGCATCAACCACACCAGCACCAGCAGCTGTAGCGAATGGGTTCGCGACCATGCCGTAGCGGGTCTTGAAGCCAATCTTGGGCTGGAAGCTGTCTTCACCAACCGCACGGACCATCTGTAGTGGAACGTATGGGCAGTAGAAGATACCTGCATCGAATGCGCTAGCACCCTTGTAACCAACAACTGCGTAGTTACCGCCGCTGTATGGATCGATGTAGACGCGGATCCGACCGTTAAGAACACCAGCGAATGTGTTGCCTGTGTCATCAACGTTTAGTGCGTTGCTGTTTAGAGCAGGAGCATAGTCTAGAACGCCAGCCATCTGAAGAGCAGAAGCAACGTCTGATGAGCAGATCATTAGGTTGCCCTTGCCACGACGTGTGTTCTTGGCGATCTGGTTAGCTTCACGCTCGATCTGGAACATAAGGCCCTTGAACTTCTCAACTGACCAACGGCCATTTGAGTCAACGTCAAGGTCGAATGTGCCAGTTGAAGCCATGTCAGCAGCACCTGTGTTAGCAGTTGTGTAGATTGAGCGGATGACCTCGCGGTTGATTTCAGCTAGAATCTCTGAGCTGAGGATGTTGGCGAGTTCAGTCTCAGCATCTAGGCCGTGAATTGCCTTTAGATCCTGAGCTAGCTCTGTGGTGTACTCGGCCTTTAGTGCACGTGACTTAGCAGTGACTGTGACCTTGTCGATTGTGAAGCCCATCTGAGCATAAGCTGTGTTGGCTTCCATGTTGGTTGTGGTGACGCCAGAACCTGTACGAGCAACTGCTGCCACGCCAGTGTCTGTGCCTTCTGTGCCTGTACCAGAGAAAGTTGTGACGGCTTCGTTGTAGAGAGCCTCACCGGTAACGGCTGTTGTATTTGCATACTGGCTCTTCATGGCGAAGATTAGGCCTGAAGGACCTGTCATTGGCTGAACGCCAGCGACATCGTATGCGATTAGGTTTGGCATAGAACGACGAACGAGGCTGATTAGAACAGGATCGTATGTGTCGACGTTTGCTGTGCCGTCGCCGATTGCGTTGACAGGTGTCTCAGCAAGTAGGCTGTTGACTGACCAAGCACTGCCCTCTTTAAGAGCCTTCTCAGTATTCTCGAGAAGCTGTGCAGTGACCTGACGCTTGTGTGAATCCTTAATGGCATCGAGTTCAGGATGCTCTAGAACTGGCTGCCACTTCTTTTGTAGTTCTTCAATAAGCATTTGGATTGTCTCCTTTGAATGTAAGCTTCTTCTTATTATTTATATTAACGAATGTTTTTAAAGGTCTTTGAGATTGACTGAGCATAACGGGCTACGTTAGGATCAACAAACTGAGTAGACTCTTCAGAATCGACAGGATCTAGTTCATCCTTTTCTTCAGTGATTTCGGTCTTGTTGAAGTAGTTTTCCTTGACGATCTCTACCTTGCGGCGATAATCTTCTAGGTCAACATGCTCAAGACCATCAGTTAGAGAGCGAAGCTTCTCTACTTGTGTGTCAGCTAGGCCCTCGCAGACTTCGGCAAACACGTCTGACTTCTTCGCTTCCTCAAGCTCCTTACGGAGGGTGAGGACTGAATCAGTCTCTTCGTTGAGCTTCTTCTCAAGCTCTTCGATCTTCTCTGCCATCTCGGCAACTAGATCAACTTCGTCATCGGGAACGCTGATACGATGCTCAGCGAATAGACCCTTGAGACCATTGATGAAAGATTCTGTGATTTCTGAACGGATACCACGCTCGACTGCGAGCTTGTTCTCCTCCATCCACTCTCCGACGACGTAGTCGAGATATGTGTCCATCTTCTTTGTTAGATCTTCTGTAATAACTTCAACTTGCTCATCAAGCTTTGTTGAAAACTCTTCTTCAAGCTGCTTAACTTGGGACTCGACCTTTTCGTTAACAACTGTCTCGAAGATGACTGCAGCCTTTTCCTTGAACTCTTCTGAGAGATCTTCACCTGAGAAAATGTCCTCAATGTGCTCTCCCATAGACTTATCAGCCTTACGAGCTGGCGCTTTCTTCTGGGATTTACCTGAGTCGATGAGATCACCACCTTTACCAGTGGAACCATCAACAACTGCACCGCCCTTTTCACCAGAGTCGCTCTTGTCGGCCATGCGCTTCTTAGCCTTTACGTTTGTTGGCTCAGCAACTTCAGAATCCTCACCACTGGCTTTGAATTCGTCTAGCTGAACATCAAGTTCTTTTTCTGACATGTAACTTCTCCTTATGAGTATTCAGAGTTTTAATTAATTATGTATATTTATAATTTTTATATTTTCGCTAGAGAGAATTCAAGAATCTCTTAAATAATGTATATTTCTGTTCTTCTAGTTGCCTCTTTGATAGCTTCTTAGTCTCAGTTACGATCTGCTCAACTTCTGACTGTGCAGTCCATGAACCTGAAGCGACATCAAAAATCCAATCAACACCTTCCATAATACCACGAACAAAAGCATTTGGGGCTGATGGGTCAGCAACAATATCACCTGCAGTAGCAAGCATAAAGTCGTTCTGTACTTCCATGATGCCTTGCTTATTTTGCTTGAGTGAACCCATACCTCTTGATGATACGCCAAGAGTTGCGCCCTCATCCATAAGATTCTTTACAACTTTACCCATAGGAGTATCCATGATCTTTGCTTTACCAACAAAGTCTGATCCTTCCTGCTTTAGGTCTGTGATCATGTGAGACACACGATCTAGATTGATTGTTGGGCCCTGTGGGTGCCCGAGTTCACCAAAAGCTCTCTTCTTCTGAACAAAGTCCTTGTTATAACGAGCTACTTCATTAGCAATCACTTGTGATGGGTAGACGCGACCATTACGGTTCTTGATGTCTCCCTGCATAAAGATACCTTCAATGAAGTAGTTCTTTTTACCTTCTTCGTCAGCTGCCTCAGTGACGTATTGGATCTCTTCGTTTACTTCGCAGATTAGTTTCATTTTCCTTTTCCTTAGCTAATTGTGAAACCAACCGGAGTAGCAAGTACATTGTTTGTATCATCAACGTAAATCTTATCATCATAAGTCTTTTCGATGAAATATGTACCTGGGGCAAGTAGTGTTGTATTACCTACTTGAACGTCAGCTGATGTTGTTATCGTAACTACTGCATTTGCTGTAGCAACACAACGAATACAAGTTGAATTGAAGAATGTATTTGCTGTGCTATTATTCGCGAGAGCACCTTCATCTCCCTTTAGATTAATAATCATCACATTGTCTCCTTGGCGAAGGCGACGATCTCGCCGAATGATTTCTTGTCTCTCATCATCCGCTGTTCCATCTGCTTGCGGTTTGATGCATTTAACTTTTTATA